GGGGAAAAGGATCCTGATTACAACCAGGGTCCGAGATCGTACCACTGCTGAGCTAAGCCTCTAGACAGCCGGAGTCGTAGTTGAGAGTGAAGGGGGACGGAGTTACGTCCTTCCAACTCCCTCTCAACGATCCAGCCGCCTATCGCTTTAGACCTAGCATGGCCTTCAAGGTAGCGGAAATAACCGCGACCAAGTAGGGACGCACCCACGTGGGGCCAGAGGGTTTCATCCCCCTGACTCCTTAGGGACCAAAGAGAAGCTAGTAAATAGCCCTCTGTTTCATCGTAGTAAGCATGGCTTACCTCTGATAGAGCTCTGTAATGATATCCTTCGATACCATTGCGTGCTCTACTAGGGGTAGCTTCATCGAAGTTGACGACAAAGCCACCGTCTCCCTTCCCGTCTGGGACCAACAGGCGTAAACCCGCAGGCACCTTTTTGAAAAGGAGGTCAAACACACCACGAAGCTTGGAATCACAGCCGTATAGAAACATACGTCTATGACTTAGGCGACGTACTGCGTTTGCTAGCCTATAAATAGACAGAACCGATGATACTCTATCTTTTAGATAGATTGGTTTCACATCCACACCACGGTACCAATGGGCCCCACAACTTTCGCGGAAAGGAGAGTCGGTATGACTCTTCTTTCCATTAACACGAAAGCCATAGAAGTCCATCATCCGTGAGAAGAGCTCGTAACAGGCAGACGGGATAATTACATCATCTCCGTAAGCGCTCACAGCACCCGTTTCTTGGTGCAGATACTCCGTGCAGCATAAAGCTACTGCATAGAATATAAGAGTCTCAAGCTGGAAGGTGAAGCCGTTCCCCATACTGGAGAACTTCTCCCACTTCTTCACTTGACCATTACGAGAGCCATAGTGAGACCGACATGCATCCATCACATGGTACCATCGTGGAGGCAGTAACTCCTCTACAACGGCCCTAGCGATGGAATCACTCGCCGAAGAGAGATCAACTGTAGCAAGGCGGTTATTAATACTACCTAACCTTGCTAGTTCTTGATTCCTCTCCTGAAAGCGCAAGTCGATTCCACGCCGAAGAAGGCGTTTACCAACCATGTCGCCAATCGAACTTTGGAACCATAAATTGATTCCAGGCTCAACGGCGATAACTCGGTTAGTCGACGCATCCTTCGGCACAGTGATCACCTTATTCCCCGTTTGGAAGGTTGGAAAACCTGCCTCACGGAGACGACGAGACCAGAGGGGATAAGCTCCCTCAAAGACCTCGAAGGGAACAAGGTCGAACAGATCACGCGTGATTCCAGTTTCACACTGGAACTTCTTGACTGAGCTGGCGTCCCGACGCTTAATCAGCGTCGAAGCACCAGGCCCCCAGTCTGGCATCGAGAAGAACTCCTCAGCATCAAAAGCGCCAAGAATTTTGTCAATTTTACGAACGACTGCACCATGCAGTCGGACGACGGGACCCCGAAATAAAAGGTCACGCGACAAGTCCTGAAAGCGCTTATTGGTAGACCTGCACAGAAGCTCAAACTCATCGAACTTCTGCATAGCAACCTCGTCCAAATCGCGGTCCAAGGTTAAACCCTTGAACTTCGACAAGAACTTAGTTGCCGCGTAGGCATCACGGCACTCGGCCATAGAATCATAGTCGAGTGGATCGAACCCTAGGCCTGCGATCTGTTCATGCTCTCCATTTCTGTAGAGCAGCCAGATCATCAGACTTCGGGGACAATCAAGTGAACTGAGGTACTCCTCGATAACCTCGGTTTCAAAGGCCGGGGTAACGCGGAAGGTCCTCGCTCCTTTAAGGAAGCGAGCGCTATACTTCTTAGAAGACATAGCTATCATCCTATGGTTGGGTATTGCTCCGAAAGGACGTTACTTCTAGTACACGTCCTCGAAGTTATAGACCCCGTTCTTGAGCGGCGACCCCGAATTCACAGTGGGGGAACCGTCCGAGGCCGAGATCGAATCGAAGAAGAGGCTCAGCACGTAGGCAAAAAGATTCTGCCTTTCGAGCAGGGTACTCCTCTCTGGCAACA